GACTAGAGCAGTTGATCTTTTAAAAAACAAGTTTGGAGTTTCTCAACTCTATAAACATGACGTAGTCAAAGATGATGAGGTAATTCTTTCTGTTTATTGGCATCCATTAACTATTGCAGAAAGAGAATCAATAACAAAAAAATCAGACAGTAATGATCCAAATGATTTTGCACTAGCTCTTATGATTGAAAAATCATTAGATGAAGATGGCAAAAGAATTTTTCAAGATGGAGATAAGGCTTCATTAAGAAGAGAAGTTGAAGCAAATATATTACAAGAAATACAATTAGCCATGATTGAAGCTGGACAAACCAGAGGAGTTCAAGAGGCTAAAGCCGAATTGAAAAGCTAATAATGATTGGCAATTTATATTTTCATTAGCAAAAGAATTAGGAAAAACTGTTGCTGAACTTTCAGAAACTTTAACTGTTGAAGAGATGATGGGTTGGGCTGCATTTGCAGAAATAGAACATGAAGAATTTAAAAAACAACAAGAACAAGCACAAAGAAGTAGTGCTTTAAAAGGCAGAAAGAGGTAATATAGAGAAAATGTTTTGTTTTTTATAGTAAGTGGCTAATTATAGTGTTGATATTGCTATTGCTGTAAAAGGTGCTAAAGAACTAAAGGCTGTTCGTGCTGAAACAACTGCTTTAACTAGAGAAATAAATACTTTAAATAAATTAGCTAATAAACAAAGTAAAACATTACCTAATTCATTTAATACTTTAAATAAAGTTTTAGGTCAAGCAAAAGGCAACTTAAATAAAGTCGCATTAGGCACAGACAGATACTTTCGAGCTATTGGAGATGTTATTGATAAAGAAGAAAGATTAAATAGAGCTTATAAAAAACAAAAAACAGATTTTAAAGTAATTCAACGATTAAGACAAAAGGGTTTAGAAATCAATAAACAAAATATTCAATTAATACGATCTGAAATTGCAGCAGAACTAAGATTAGCCCGTGCTAAAGGTGCAACAGCAAAAGCAAGTGTAAGAAAAGGAATGTCAGCTAGAATTGGTAGTACTGCTAGTAGTGCAATTATTGGTGGTGCATTTCCTCTATTATTTGGACAAACAGGTGCAGCAGCAGTTGGTGGTGGACTTGGTGGACTTGCTGGTGGAGCTATAGGTGGTCAATTTGGTTTTGCATTATCTATTCTTGGTACTGCAATAGGTTCTGCTATTGATAAAAATGATAAATTTAATCAATCATTAGCTGCCTTAAATGTCCGTTTTTCAGATGTAAGTGGTAGTGCTCAACTTACATCAAAAGATATAGACGCAGTTGCAAAACGCTTAAGAATAACAAAAGAAGAAGCATTTGGTGTATTAGGAGCTTTTGCACAATTTGGTTCTGGAAGTATTGCTAAATCTTTAACAGAAATTTTTGGTTCAGATGCAGGAGCATTTAATAGTGTGGCTACTGCAAATAGACAGGCTCAATTAGCTAATCAAATTTTTGAAGCTAGAACAAAAATAGGCAATGAAGTTGCTACACAATTATTAAATCAAAATTTAATTACTGATAGTGCAACTATTGAATTAGCGTTAGCAGAGGCTAGAGCAAAAGCAGAAAATGATATTGCTGTAGCTCAAGCAAAACAAATAACATTTTTAGATAGGTTTAGAGATTTTGGCGAAGAGTTGTTGTTCAGAGGTGGTGGCGATCCAACAAGATATGGAGAAGGTAGAGCAGAAAAATTACAAAAAGAATTTGAGGAAGGCAGAAATCAGAGAATGAAAGATTTTAAAGAAGCGTTAGAACAAGTAAGACAAATGCTTGGTCTTGTTAATGAGGCTAATGGTCAATTTGGACAATCAGGAGCTTTAGCTTTCTCTGCTATTGAAGATAAAGTAAAAGACTTACAAGATGAAATGAAAAAATTAGCGAATCCAATATACATGGTTATGACCTTATCAGAAACAATGGCAAATTCATTTGAAGAGTCATTTAAGGGAATCATAAAAGGAACAATGTCTGTATCAGATGCGTTTAGAAATATGCTGAATCGTATTGCAGATCATTTCTTAGATACTGCTGCAAGAATGATGGCTAATCAGTTACGGCAAAGTCTACTAGGTATGTTTAGCAATATATTTAGTTTTGGGTTCGGTTCAGCAACACAAGGATCTTTAATGCCTAGTAATCCTGCTGGTATGAGAAGTGTAGGTGTTGGAGCTAGTGCAAATGATCTTACTAGACATTTAGCTAATGGTGGTACGGCACAAAAAGGAAAATCTTATCTTGTAGGAGAAAGAGGTGCTGAAATATTTACTCCAGGTGCTACAGGAACAGTAACTCCAAATCATGCTATGGGTGCAACAAGTATAATCGTAAACGTAGATGCTTCTGGTTCTTCTGTTGAAGGAGATGAAGAACAAGGTAGAGAACTTGGTCGTATGATTTCAATTGCTATACAATCAGAATTAATTAAACAAAAACGACCAGGAGGTATGCTTGCATAATGGCTACATTTCCTTCAATAAAACCTACCTACGGACAACAAAAAAGATCCGCACCAAATACCAGAACAATTCGTTTTGCTGATGGCTTTGAACACAGACTATTATTTGGATTAGCAGAACATCAAAATCCAAAGGTTTATAACTTTACTTTTAATGTCTCTGAAGTCGAAGCAGATGAAATAGAAACCTTCCTTGATGCCCGTGCAAACGATAGTGATAGCTTT